TTATTCCCCCTTCTCGAAGGCGTAGGATTGGCCGGCTCCGGTAACAGTCCGGTACAGCGCACCAGGCTTCAGAGCGTCCAAATCGGAAATGATGCTCTCCAGCGCCGTCACTACGGTCGGAAATTCGCCGATCGCGTAGGTTTCGGTCTGACTGCCGGAGCGGTGACCCATGAACCCTTCCAAGTCCCAGCGCTCCGCGCCGCGATTGCGGACGAGCGTCGCCAGGCTGTGGCGCAGCACATAGGCTTTCCACTCCTTAGTCTCGGGCATCTTGAGGTTGCGAAGCATCGAGTCCCAGGCGCGGTCGACGTCCTGGACGGCGCGGCCGTAATAGTTGACCAGCCAGCCCCGGCCCTCGCGATCCTCGGGTGATAGTGCCTGATAGCGGGCGAGCTCTTCGCGCAGCCAGCGGTCGAGCAGCGGCACGACCGGCAACAGCGCCCGGTGTTTCTTGTTCTGCGCGCGGCCGGCGGGGTTGAGGTCGATCGTGGCCGATCCCGCCCACCACTGACCGCGATCGGGCGCGACGTTGATGTCGACCACCGCGCCCGGGCGGGCGAGCGTGCAGATCGACGCGACAAGGAACGCATGCAGCGATTCCCGCTGGCGATCAGGCTCGGCCGCGTAGGCCAGCATCTCCGCGATTTCCTCGATCCCGATACGGGTCCGGCGCTTGCGCTGCACCTGGCTGGCGGGGATCGGCTTGTAGATCGGACGCTTGTCGACGCGCGGCGGTTCGGCGTTCGCAGCGTGGTTGAGCACGGCGATCAGCTGGGCGATCGCCGCCTCGGTCGCAGCCGGGGAGCGCGGCCGGCTCCGGACGACCTGCTTGTTCTTGTTCTTCCAGACCACTGGCACCTGCCGTGACCATGCACGGAAGGCGGTCACAAAGACCTTGCTGCAGGCGAGCTCGCACGTCGTCGCCAGGCCGAAGCGGCCTTCGGAACCGCGCGCCTCTTCAGCATCGAGAAACGCCGTGACGTGATTCAGACGCGACACGATCGTGTCGGCCGACACCTGGTTGCAACCCCACTCCAGATTGTAATCGGCGATCGCATCGGTCAGCAGGTACGACTTAGCCTGGGTCAGCGGTTGCCCGCAGGTTTCACAGAACGCAGACGCCTCCCCGCGATCGGCGAGATAGCGCTGATCAAGCTTCTGGGTCGCTATGCGTTCATCTGCTGTAGACGTTGACGCGCTGCGCTCACGCTTCGCGGCTGGGTCGTACCAGAAGATGTAGAGGTTGGGGCTACGGAGGGTTCCGTCTGACTTCCGGTCGAAGTCGAGCCAGTATTTTCCTCGTTGATAGACCGGAGTCTGGCGTCGCGGCATTCGGCCTGTTCTTTCAGAAATTCGTTCTTTGCGCGGGCGGTGATGTCGAGAAGACCTAGCTTCACGAGCATATCTAAATCCGGCCCCTCTATTCGGATGCCCCGCCCGATTTGGGATGCTCGCGTTAATCGCGTGTCCAAGCGAACGACCGAATACGTCATCATGAGCGCACCCCCGTCAGAAAGTTCGTGCTATCGAGTATGAAATAAAGAGCGATCATTGGCTGGCCTGCGCGATCGCGTCTTCAATGTCGGTCTTGCGATCGTCTTTGGTGTCCGTGCCATAGACATAGGAAAGGGTGACATCGCACCAGGTCTGGTGCCTGGTCGCGTCGTGATGACGCGCCGCGACGGCCTGCGCATGCGGACCGACCCACATCGCCAGCGATCCGCTGCAGGTTGTGCAGCCGCCCTGCAGGGTCCGCACTATATGGCGCACCCGCTTAGGCCGCGTGCTGACGCCACCCCCGGTCATCAAATCATCCCCAGTGCCTTCATGTACACATGGAGGATCGCCTCTTCCTCCTGGTACTCCTCGCGGCGCTTTTTGCGGATCGCCATGATCTTCTTGATCGATTTCGGATCGTATCCGCGCGCTTTGGCCTCGGCGAACACGTCCTTGATGTCGTCGGAGAGGCCCTTCTTTTCTTCCTCGAGCCGCTCGGCGCGCTCGATCAGTAGGCGCAGTTCATCGGCGGTGACATTGCCTTCGCCGTCGATACCTTTTTCGTGATCAGCCACGGGCGATCTCCAGAAGCATTTTGTCGGTGGTCTGTTGGACCCGTTCGCGGACGATCGCCTCGCAGCCCATCAGCAAGGCCGGGATATCGGCGAGCGTCGTCGCGCTCCGGGTGATGATCCGCGCCTGGTTGATCAGCAGCGCGCGCAAGGTTGCCGCCGCCAGCAGCTGCGCCCCCGCCTGGTCGGCCGGCCATCTGGCGATCAGCGCCTCGATCGGGCCGTTGATGCTCTGGGTCAGGCGGTCGAGGCTGGCCATGTCGATCCCCACGAACAGACGCTGTTCGGCCGCCGTGACCATCGCCAGGCTGGCGACACGCACCTCGACCATCGCGACCAGGTCGCCGAACGTCTTCCATTCGGTCGCCTCGGTGACCTCGATCGCGATCCTTAGTTCGCCGGCGATGCGCGCGGCGAGCGTGACCAGGTCGACGGTGCCCAGCCCCAGGTCGCAAATCAGGTCCGCGTCGTCGGTGATGTCGACCGCGTCGATCAGGACATAGTCTCCGACGATCCGCGCCAGCGTTTCGCGAACCGCGCTCATGAGCCCACCCCGACCATGTCCGCCAACACGGCGATCACGCCGGTCGGGTCGATGAACAGCGCGATCGCGGTGGCGACCAAGAAGCCGACGATCGTCAGCAGCGCCATCGCCTGCGCGTCCAGCCGGTCGGGCTGGCACTGCCGACAGGCGCAGTCCTGTGCGTGGATGACGGTCCGGACGCCGTGCGCGGCCGGGGCCTGGAAATCGTCGATGAAGACATGGATCGGCTCGACCGGGATCGGCCGGCCCGAAGGCATGGGACGGTTCACGACTTCTTCTCCTCAATGGAGGCGCGGAGCTTTTCGAAGCTCCAGAGGAACAGCCACAGCGCGACGGCGAGGACGGCGACACCAATGCGCGCATGATCGAATACCGCCGCGAACACGGCGACGCCGATCAGCGGTGCGATGCTAGCGGACGCGATGAGAGCGCGGCTCATCGGGCGGCTCGGACATTGGCGGGGGCAAAGGGCATCTGTTTCTCGGGCGCGCAAAGAGCCGTTCCCAGCCGCAGGGGTTCGACGGCGGGACGGCTCGGACTGAAAGGGAAAGAGCGGTTTTTAGACGGTCGCTTCGTCGGCCGGACTGTCTTCGTTCGCGGCGGGCGGCGGCACCTCCGGGCCGCGACGACGCGAAGGATGACTATCGTTCGCCGGACGCTGGCGCGGCGGGGCCATGCGCAGGTGGCAGGCCGGGTTCGGCTTGCCGCTGGGCGATAGCCCGTGCGTGATCGTCAGGTCGGCGGCAAAGGTGAAGCCGCAGCCCAGATCGAGGCACATCAGGTACAGCTGGCGATAGGTCGTGCTGACCGTCCGGCTGGTACGGATGCGCGTCTCGCTGCCGCAATGCGGGCAGGCGAGGCGCATCCTTTGGTCTTTCTTCGCAACGTCGCTCATGAGGAACCCCCGGACACGCTGTCCCCCCGGTCGAGCCCTGCGCTCTTTTTGAGTGCGGCCAGCGTGTCCATGGTTGCCTCGAGCGATTCCTGCGTTTCGCGGATGGCCGTCCGCAAATCGCCGGGGGTCGCGCCGGGCTGATGACAAAGCAGTTGGGCGATCGTCGCTTCGGCACTTTCCTTGATGTGCTTGCCGGTAAGCGATGCGAGCTCGGCCTGTTCCGCGAACGCCATGCGGTTCGCGCAATCGACCTTCAAATCATAGACCGACTTGATCGGCGCGCCGATCCCGCCGGCGCGCATGTACGCGATGTCGAGCTTGATGGCGCAATCCATGGGAATCGAGTCGCCCATGTTGGCATTGCCCCAGGCGTACACGGTCGCGGGGGCGCGGCTGCAGATTTCAGCCATCTCGGCCCAGCTGCCTTCCAGCTGCCCGGCGATGCGCGCCAGCGCCGCCTCGATCGTCATGGGGGGCTTGATAGCGGTCATTCGCCATCTACCCGGAACCAGACCGTCCCCATGATCGGATCAAAGACGGACGGGGTATCAATCGGAAATACGTCGGCCCATTTGCTGCGCAACGCCGCCATGATTTCATCATGCCGAGCATCGAGCGGCAGCATGACCGTGCCGAAGACGAATGCCTTCTTGTCCGGATAGTGGCCAATGGCGCTCCAGCTGCGCAGGGCGCGCGTGTCCTGAGCCACAAACTGATCGGTCATGCGCGGGCCTCGAAACGAGTGGCAGACGGGTAGCGCCGGGCGCCCGGCCAGGCAGCACGCTGGCACGGGGCGGCCTGCCAGCGCCCCAACTGGTCGACCAGAAAGATGGCTGCCGATTCTGGGAGACAATCGGCAGCCATCAGGTCACTCGGAAAGCGCAGACAGGGCATGCACGGGCGGAGGACGGCCAAACCGCCACGTGCTTCCCGGCCGGTCTGCAAGCGGCCGGAAAAGTTGAGGGCAAATGTCGAATAATAGTGAAATTTGCCCAGACAGAGACCTATCGTTGCAAACAGCTTACGCAACGAAAGGAAAGCAAAATGGAATTGAAAGACGAAACCGCAGCGATCGTCGCTGCTACTCTTGCCGCAGCAATCATCCCGACCCGCTCGGACCTGTATATGAACAAACCGGTTGGCACGTGTGCGACGCAAGCGACCGAACTGTTCGATGCCATCTTGCAGGAATTGCATCGCAAGCATCAGCACCGGACGGCGACCGAGGTCGTCAGCGATGCGAGGGGAGCACTCACCAAGTAAAGGTGAAAGGCCCCGCCTTCCAGGGGCGTCGCTTGTGGCGACGCCCCCTTCGGCTACAGTCGTTGTACCACCAGCGACTGAAAGCAGAATGCCATGAACAATATCCGCCCATGCCTGCTGTGGCCGGACGAGCAGAACTTCGCGCGCTTCAGCGAAATCTGCGGCGGTCTGAAATACGAGACGCTCGAGGCGTATTTGGTCCCGCTCAATCGCTATGTGGCAGAGCAGGAACGCCTCGGCATCCCAGTAACCAAGGTCGCCTTCGACCCGGAGGAACTTCTCGCCTTCGCCAAAGCACGCGGTCTCGACCGGGTCGACTCCGAAACGCGGGTTCTTTTCGCTGGTATGAAGGCCGACGATCGCCACTGAGCCAGCGCGGATGACCGGCATCGTGAATGGCAGCGCTGTCATGACAGGATGCCATTCTCGTTCGCCGGAACGATCAGCGGCGGTGCGGCGGGAGCAGGTTCTGGCACTTCTAGAGCGCGCAAATCCGGCCGGAGTTCGTGCGGCGGAATGCCGTAAGCATATGAGACAGCAGGCACATACTCGAGCGGCAGCGGCTTGTCGGTCTTGAGCCAGGTATGGATCGTCGATTGCCGTTTGTGGATCAATGCGCCGAAAGCGGTCTGCGATCCGGCTTCCCGGACCGCGCGCGCTAACGGCGTATTTAGTTTATGCTCCAACGGCATGACGGTCGAATTAACGAGGTTTCGTTAATGTGTCAACGGCATGTCGTTGTGTTCATCTATCGACGTTTCGTTAGAAACGAGCCGTGACCCTAGGGCAACGCATTGAGGAGCGCCGCAAAGCGCGAAAAATCCCCACCCAAACCGCACTGGCGAGGGAGGTCGGAATTTCGCAATCGACAATGAACGGGCTCATAAACGGCCCGAGTCGGTGGTCGCCCCACCTTGCTCGAATCGCGAGAGCCCTCGGCACCACGGTCGAATACCTGATCGGGGAAACTGACGATCCCGAGGAAAACGCTCCGCCGCCCCAGGCCGAGCCGGGCGTAACGGCGATCATGATGCCGATGGTTCTCCCTCCGGTCGCGGCGCTAAAACGCATGTTCGACGGGATGCTGACCCTGGTCGATCAAGATGCCACGCCGGACGAGCAAGCTCTGCAGCTTGCTGAGATGCTTCCCACCGCGCTGTCGCGCGTTCGAGATCTTCACTTCGGTTCGCCGGCGCGGCTGGTCCCGATCGAGGCGACATCATCAGCTGATGCACCCGCCGCCAGCGCGCATCCCGAACCGACACGATGACCGAACATTTGATGTCGCAAGGGCGGCACCCATACTCGCAGGCCGGGATGGACCGATACACCTCGTCGGTCATAGCCGACCGCCGATGAACGTAAATCCCGCCGCCCCGTTAAGTCCGCGCCAGCGCGAATGCCTGCGCTTGGTGTGGTCGCGCCGGGCCACGTCGAAAGAGATCGCGGCGGAGCTCTGCGTCAGCAAATCGACAGTGGACGCGTATATCGCAGAGGCGGTGAAAACGCTCGGCGCTCGCGATCGTCGCCAAGCGGCCGAAATGGTCTTTGGCGAGACGCCCATATTGCCCGAGGGGCGTGAATTCGTACCTGTCGAAACACCCCCTGCAGAATACCAACGGGATTCTGCACGGGTATTCGACCCAGCGTCGCCCCGCCTACCCCCAGAAGCGTCGATCGAAGGGGTCCCGTTCTGGCCCTCTTTGGGAGAAGGAAGGCGTCTCAACAGCTTGTCGCTGGGACAGACGCTTGGTCGGATCGGACTGATCGCGGTGGCATCGCTTGCTGCCCTGGCGCTGGCTATGGCGCTGGGTAGCGGACTTCCCCCGGTCGCAAAGCCGATGCTTCGTACCTTCGATCGACTCACGGGATAATCGCGGGGGCCTCCCCCGCTGGGGAGGTCGATATGGCAAATCTGGAAACGAAGATCGGTGTTGCGCAGGCGGTCGGCCTGCCCCTTGTTAAGGCGGAACGCCTGCTGGATCAGGCCTTTACGCTGCTGGCGCAGGCGCAGGCCGCTGCCGTCGAAGGACGCCGCACCGCGCGCCTTCCGCTTCATACCGGACACGACTCGATCGAACAGATGATCATGGCGCAGCAGGCGCTGCACGCCACCCGCAAGGCGGTCCACACGGCCCATTACGGCTTCCGCGATATTGCAGACGGGATGAATGTCCCGGCATGGGCTTACGGGGACCATGGCGATACGCCGCGCGAAGCGGATGTGGTCATGCCGAGCCGCACTTCGGGTCATCTGGCGGCCGTCGCGGCCCCCACCGCCGCCAATGCAGCATGACAGCCAATTGACGCGGTGCGTGTCGGAGCCCGATGGGGTGAGCCATGAGCCTCTATCTCTTTCTCGGGCTGCTCGCCCTGTGCAGTGCCTATGCGCTGACACGGGGCGGCGCGCCCGAGCGGGCATCGGCGCTGCTCCAGCTCGGGGCGTTCGCGGCGGACGAGGTGGTACACCGATTGATCGACGGCAGCGCTTACACCGCGCTGGCGACGGGATCGCTGTTGGTCGACCTGACGCTGCTGCTAGCGCTGCTGGTGCTGGCAGCGAAGTGCACGCGGCATTGGCCCCTATGGGTTGCGGGGTGGCAGCTTGCCGCGATCGTCGCGCATCTGGCCAAGCTGCTCGATCCGGCAATGCAGGCGACCGGGTACGCGATCCAGCTTCAGATATGGGCGTATCCGATGCTGCTGGCGACCGTCGTGGGCACGTATCGCTATCGCGCGCGGCGCGCGACCGGGCTGATCGAGCCGGACTGGAAGAGGCTGGACGGGCGGCCGATCGGCACCTGACGGGGCCTTGGCTATGATCCGCGTCGAACGTGCGCGGATCGCGGCCGAGATGTATGCAGCGCGACGAGAGCGCGACGCGGCTTTCGCTGGCATCGAGGTCGGTTTCGGCGAGCCCGGATGGGACATGCTGCTGCTGCTGTATGTCGCGGACGCGGAGGGACGCGCGGCAACCCGGGCGGAGTTGTTCGCCGGCACAAATGTCGAGGCGTCGATCGCCGAGCGCTACATCCTCTGGATGATATCGCAGGCTCTGGCGGCCGAGGCAGGTGCGGGGGCGGTATGCCTGCGCGAGGCTGGACGGGCGAAAATGGATGCTTATCTCGATCGCCTGGGTACGCGGCGAGATGACAGGAAATTCATGCATTAAGCGCCGCTTGGCAAGGCGGGCCGGGCGCTGCCACCCCTACATAATCATATCAGACTTTGCACGGGTGGCGGCGTCCAAAGTGCGCGCCGAACATTGCAATCATTGTGGTTCTGATTGTGGCTGCGCCAGGTGGCAAAATTGGGGGAGGATTATCGAATGACCAATGTTTCCGAAGAACTTACGCGCCTGGCGCAGCTGCGCGACCAAGGCGTGCTGACCGATGCCGAATTCGAGGCGCAGAAGGCCGCATTACTGAAAGGCGATAACACCGCCCCTGCCCCCGCCGCCCCGCCCCGCCGGGGCCTGGCCAAGGGATGCGGTATCGTGGCGGTCGTCCTTGTCGTGCTGGTCATCATCGGCGCGATAATCGACGGTGGAAAGACGAACACGGTCGTTGCGCCTGGCGGCAGCGGCTCCGAAACCGCCGCGTCTGACGCCGGGGCCGCGCTGACGATGGACGGTTATAACCGGGTGAAGAACGGAATGACGTTCGACCAGGTCGTCGCGATCGTCGGCAAGCCCAGCCAGGAATTGTCCCGCAACGAAATGGCTGGAACCGAAACCGTCATGTACCAATGGGACGGATCGATAGGTGCCAACATGAACGCGATGTTCCAGAACGGGAAGCTGGTTCAGAAGGCACAGTTCGGACTGCGCTAAATTTTGCCGCTGAATACCTCAAGCTAGATGGAACGGCGCATGCCAGACGAGCAAGCAAATGATGTCGACAACGTCACGGACGATGACGTTAAAAAGCCGACTTGCGGCATCATTATGCCGATATCTGCTACAATCAATCACACAGCTGCACATTGGATAGACGTCCGGACGCTCATTAGTCGCGCTATTGAAAAGGCCAATTTCGTGGCTGCGCCCGTTTGGGAAAACTCGACTATTGACCGTGTATCGGAGCGTATAATAGGCAATATATTTCAATTCGACTTGGCAATTGCAGATATCAGCGACAGCAACCCCAATGTCATGCTCGAACTGGGTTTACGTCTAGCATCTAAAAAGCCCACGATCGTCATCATAAATGCCGGCGGAAACATCCCATTTGATATTCGCGATTTCCACGCACTTGAATACCCCGCCTCGCTTAGCATGTTAGAAATGGAAACGTTCATCGACACGCTAGCGAAGACGCTTACAGCAAAACACGCCGCTTCGCAGGAAGAAGGCTATACACCTTTCCTAGGCAAGGTTGTCGTCGACGTCGTCCAGCCAGGAGAACGGCAGCTTCCCCTAGATAAATATTTTTTGAACCGCCTCGATGAGATAAGCGCGAAAATTAATCAACAACTACCATCCTTTAGAACTACCGGAAATTCATACCTAGAAAGAGATAGAACCATATCCGTTTCAGATTCTTTTGGCACCACTTTCTACTTTGAATTACCTTCTGGATCACGATCTACTTTAAATAGACAGCTAGCCGCCCTTGGTATATCCGCAGAAATTGACTTGATAGGCGGAGCCGATGATAACGCATACTACTCTGTAGAGATAATCGACCTAGCAGATGAAAAAACAAAGAAGGCCATTTCTAAAACAATGGATAATTTAGTTTCATCTTTGGGAGGTTCAATGGGAATACCTTCTGACATATTCACGATTTTACGCCGCTCTAAATTGTAGATTTTGATGGCCAGTCCGGCACGACCATGCGCGGTCGCGCCCCGCATTTGGAGCATCGAAGATTGCGCTTCAGCCCGGGCACCTTGCGGGCATCCGGCCAGCGATCGGCATTGATCGACGCGCGGTGACCGCAGGCGCACCACGCCATCACATATCGCACGCCGTTCTTTCGCATGTTGGCGAGGTCCATCCAGTTCGGATCGTCGCGCATGGTCAGCGGTAGCGCCGGCGACGGCGCGGACCACTCGCCTCCTCCATCGCGCGCACCAGATACTGTTCGTCGGTGACGTGCGGAAAGTCGGGAGTCGTCATATAAAGGAACGCCCCCCGGTGGCCGCAACCGGGCTGGTCGCCCTCGCCGTTGCACTTTAGGCGGGTCTTCAGATCGGAGATGGCGGTTTCCCGGTGGACACGCGGCCCACCGAATATGCCACCAAGCATGACGGCTGCGATCCGCCGGATACGAAAGCAGCGTCGGCAGATGATGATGAACGTCACCCCCAACCCTGATGCATCCCCGACCGTTTCACACCTCTTGTACGCCATCGAAATGAGAACGCATAGAGAACACGATTCGGTCAAGCCTTGATGCCGTCGCCTATTTCGCCGTTTCCAGCTTCAGCTTCGTCACTAGCCCGCCCGAGCCGTCAAGGCTGTGGGATAGCTCGGAGATGATCCAGCGCCGCGCGTCCACCTGCGGTTTGAAGCCCCGAAGCGCGGCCGACTGTTCGGGCAGGTAGTCGGGGCGGCCATAGCCGAGCGCGATCTCAAACTCGGCCTCGGCGCGGGCGTTGCGGTTGTTAGCGGCGCTGGCCGCCGCGCGCGCCTCCGCCTCGCTATGATAGACGCGACGGAGGCGGTGCGCCTTCCCCTTGCCGTTCCCACCGCCCACCTTCACCGTCTGGCGATCGCCGCTGTTCTGATCGTGCCAGCGGGCCTCGACACCGGCCTCGGCCGAGCGGTCGACCTCGCGATAAACGAACCCGCTGCCGTCGCGCCTGGTCAGCCCGATCGCGGGGAATGACCGCCCGGTCGTAGTCGCGCCCTTGCCGATCGGCGACAGGATCAGCGTGCGGTTCTTCACCGTGGCGACGGCGTCATGTTCGCGGCCGAGGCGGCGGAGCAGCGCCATATCGCTTTGGTGGTTCTGACCCAAAATACGGATGGCGATCGCGCCCAGCGTCGGGTCGATCCGGCTGGTCCAGCCATGCGCCTGCGCCACCTGCTGCGCGATCGCGCCCAGCGTCGTATCGCGATAGCTTTTTTCACGCCGGACACGAAAGCTGCTGGTCAGGTCGGCCGACCGCGCGGTGATCCGGATTTGGTCAGGCGGGCCGGACCACTCCACCTCGTCGACCAGGAATCGGCCTTTGTCGACCAGGCCGACCGGCACGGTGCTGCCCGCGCTCCATCCCAGCTTCAGCTGCAACGCCGCTCCCTTTTTCGGCAGGCCCATCTGACCATCAGCGTCATCGAGGAGGATGTCGAGTTGGTCCGCCTCCCCGCCCCGCTTCTCGGTCAGGGTCAGCGATAGCAGACGCGGACGGACCTTGGCGGTGATGTCCACCGCCTCGGCGATCGCGGCAAAGATATCGCCGCGCAAATCGTGCCCGGCCAGGGTCAGGCGGAAATCGGCGATCGGCAGGACGAAGGTCATGCGACGCGGCGGAGCTCGACGGTGAAGTCGATCATGCGCGGCGTCCCGTCGACCAGGAGCGCGCGGCGTCGCTCATCCATCGACAGGATGATGAAGCTACCCCAGACGACGCCGGAGCCGTCAACGAACGGATAGGCCTCGCCCTGGTCGGCCATGGTCGCCAGCGTCTTGATCGAGCCGTAGCGTGCGCCCGCCTCGGGGACGAGCGCCCCGGTCATCGTCACCAGTTCGTCGCCCGGGCCGAGATACTGAGTCGCGTCGCGATCGCCGATGCGTGGGGCCGCGCCATAGCGCCAATCCCGCCGGCGATTCAGGTCGGAAAACGGAAAGGTCGATGCGTCGAAGACGAACAGACCGAGCGATGCCAGCTTCATCATTCGTCATCCACAAAAGCACTGCGGCTCCGGCGCGCCTGGTCGCGCTCGATCGTGTCGAGCTCCTTGCGGAAGTCGCGGGCGAGATCCGCACCGCTCTGCCCGGGCTGCGCATGGATCGTCAGGCTCGCGATATGCACAGTCATCCCCGCCAGCGCTGGCGGGCGATTGCCCGGCGACATGGCAGCCGACGCCGCAGCGGGCGACCCAGCTGCGACGGTGATGGCCATCGCCCGGGTCAGCCGATTGCCGGTATCGCGGACCAGGCCGACCGGACGATCGGCGTCACGGTTGAGGCCTTGGCTGAGCCCGCTCATGATGTGGCCGCCCATCGCCGCAAAGACGCGGCTGGGGGAATGGATGCCCAGCACCGTCTTGAAAGCGGCGATCCCTTTCTGCCCCAAGCTGATCAGGTGACCGACCAGGCGCGCAGGCGACAGGGCGCTGAGCAGTGCCTCCATCATCATCTGCCCCGCGTATCTAAAGATGGCGGGCATGTTCTGGAACGCGGACAGAATCTGCTTGCCGAAGGCAAAGACCTTGTCCCGATACACATACAGGAGGACGCCCAGGCCGATCACGGCGGCCGTCACCGCCGCGACCGCCCAGACCGGCGCGCCGATCAGCGCGGCGATCGCGGTGATCGCCATCCACGCGTAGCGCGCCACGGTGCCGAACGCGCCGCCCAGGAAGCGCAGCAGCGGCCACAGACGCAGGACCAGGCCAAAGAGCAGGCGGAACGGCGCGAACAGCATCTGCAGCGCCCGCTGCATGATGGTGGCGGCTACGGCGGGGGTACGCAGCGCGGTGACCAGATAGGCCAGCGGCCCCAGCGTCGTGCCGATCGCGACCGCCATACCGCCGATCACGATCATGGCGGTGCTGATCGCCGCAGCGCCGATCATCACCGCCTGGGTCAGTCTGGGATGACGCGTGGTAAAGTCGGTCAGTCGATCGGCCAGATCGCCGATCTTGCCGCCCACCCGTTCGACGACGGGCAGCAGCTGATCGCCCAGCCTGATCTTCAGCCGGTCGACCCGGTTCTGCAGGCGGTCGAGACCGGCGGCCGTGGTCGCGTTCTGGCCGTCGAATTCGGCTTGCATCGAGCCCGCATATTGGGTGCGGTCGGCCGCCATGTTGAGGTTGGTCGATAGCCGGTCCAGCTGGGTCAGTAGCGGCGCGATTGCGCCCACCGACTCCGAGCCGAAAAGCTCGGTCATCATGCCCGCCTGCTGTTCTTTCGACAGACGGCCGATGCGACGCATGACGTCGATGATCGTGCCGGCCGCGTCGCGTTGCATCGCTTTCGACACCTTGATGGCGCTGAGCCCCAGCTTTTTGAAGGCGGCCTCCTGCCCCTTGGTCGCAGCGGTCCCCTTTGTCAGCGCCAGCATCGTGTTCTTGATGCCGGTCGCGGCAATCTCGCTCTCGATGCCCATGGATGCGAGGGTCGCACCCATCGCCGCGATTTGCCCCGACGCCAAACCGGCGACGCCGCCCAGCGGACCGATGCGGGTGACGATCTCCGAAATGACGGTCGCCGGCGCGCCCGCCTTGTTGCCGAGCAGGTTGATTTGGTCGGCCAGCTGGACGACGCCGGCGCGGTTCAGGCCGAACGCCGAGCGCCAGGCCGCCATCATCTTGCCCGCCTCGCCGCCCTCGATGTCGAAGGCGATGCCCATCTTTGCCGCGTCCTCGGCGAACTGGACGAGCTCCTGGCGCGCAATGTTCGACTGCGCGCCGGCCGCGACGATCTCGGCGATCGCGTCCGCCTTCATGGGCACGCGCGTGCTGAGCGCCAGCATGCTTTCGCTAAGCTGGGCGATCTCCTTGTCGGTGCCGCTGACCACCTTCTTGACGCCGGCGAGTGCGGTCTCATAGCGGATCGCGGCGCTGGCGGTGACGGCCAGGGGCGCAGCGCTGGCGACGCCCAGCCCGATCGACTTGACGCCGGCGCCGGACATGCGGCTGCCCATTTCGCGCATCCGATCGCCCTGTTCGCGGGCGCGCGTGGCCCGCTCGGCAAGGCGGCGCTGTTCTTCCAGCTGTTCGTTGGTGCGATCGATCTCGGTGCCGAGGCGGCGTTCCTCGCTGGCCAGGTCGCGGATATCGACGCCCGCCTCGGACAGTTCGGAGCCCAGCGCATCGATACGGCCGCGCTGGCGTTCCATCTGTTCGGCAAGGCGCGCTGCGCGTTTCTCCGCCGCTGCGAATTGCTGAGCCAGATGACCGGTGCGACCGGTCGCGCCCGCCATGCTGGTGCGCAGTTCGTCCATGCGCTGGCGGGTCTGCGCCAGTTCGCGCTCGGTCCCCTCGAATTTGCGGGTCGCTTCCTGGAACGCCTTCAGCCGGCTGGCGCTGCGCTCCAGCTGAAGAACCTTGCGGCGGGTTTCCGCCATATCGTTACCCGTGGACCGCGCGCCGGCGGCCATGCGGCGCAGCGGGGCCGTTAGCCGATCAAAGGCGGCAAAGGTGACGGATAAGGCGAGGGAGCGATCCAAATCAGCGTTCCTTGGGGGTGCGCAATTCCGCCTGGCGTCGCCAGCGCATCAGGGTCGCCAAGGTCATGGCGTCGAGGTCGGCCAGGCGCAGGCCGGGAAGGATGGCGAAGATGTCCGCCATCCATGATTCTACGTCGTCGGGGAGTCCGCCTTCCGGCGCTTCACCGACAAAAAATCGGCGAGTTCGGCGCAAATCTCCAGCTGGTCGGCACCGTCGATGCGATCAACCTCTTCGACGATCAGGCCGTCCATAGAGATGCGCGGCAGCAGCTTCCGGACCTCGTCATAATCCAGCTGGCCCAGCCGCGCGATCGACAGGCCGCGATAGTCACCCGACACCGGGCGACGAAACGACAGGGCCTCGAGCGCGCCCGCGTCGCGCTTCAGCGGCGCTTCGAGCGGAATGGTCTTGATTTCGGTCGACATGAGGATGGGCTTTCTAAGGTCGGAGAATGGGGGGCCGGCCGGGGAGCCCGGCCGGGCGGGGTCATCAGATCAGCATCGCGGCGCGGATGGCCGCGTAGATGTCGACGCCGTTCGAAATCCAGATCGAGTTGAGCACGTCGATCTCGACGATCCGGCGGCCGGATACAGACCACTTCAGGTAGGAAAGCGTCGCCTTGACGGTCCATTCGGTATTGTCACCGGGCTTGGCCGAGCCGGGATCGACCTCGGGGATTTTAGCGCGGGCGATCAACTCGGCCGGCTTCACCGCGCCGGCGGCATCCTCCTGGTACGCGCCGTTGAAGCGGATGAGCGTTCCTCCCACACCGGGGCGGCCGACCTGGCCAAGCAGTTCGGCGACCATGCCGCCGAACTTCATCTCCATTTCCAGCTTCTCGAGGCCGAGCCCGATGTCGAGCTCGCCGAGCATTCCGCCGCCCCGCCACTGTTCGACCTTCTCGACGATCTTGGGCAGGGTGATTTCGCCGATGACGCCCAGATAAGACGTCCCGTTGAGCGCGGCGTTGAAGTTCTTCAGCTTGGCGGGGAGAGCGGACATGAGGATAGATTCCTAAAAAATGGGCAAGCGGTCGGAGGCAGCGCAGATCAGGCGGCGTTGAGAAGGTCGCCAAAGCCCGCATAATATTTGTCAGTGATGCGCTGGTTCAGCTGCAGCCCCTCGAGCGGCGCTACGGGCGTGTAGTCATAGTCAATGACCAACTTGCCGGCCGCCAGCTGGGCGGCGGGATTGGCAGCGCCATCGAACCAGCAGCGCCCACCGATCAGGCGACCTTCCGAGACCCACTGCGCCAGCTTGGCATTGACCGTCTCCTCGATGTCGCGGATCAGACCATCGGTCATCGGCTTGTCGACGAAGGCCGCCAACGTCTCGGCGATCGCGTCCTGAATCGCCTGCGACGTGCGGACGGCCGTCTCGAAAGCGAACTGCGGCTCGTCGCTGGTCGTGCGGTTGCCCCAGAAGCGATAGCCGTTCATGCGGACGATCGTGGTCACCTGGCCTTCGTTGAGCAGGCCTGCGTCGGTCGACATGTCGCGGATGTCGAAATGCACATCGGCGGTCAGGCCGGTAACGCCGGCGATCGGCACGTTCGACAGCGACTTGTGCCAACCGGTCTCCTCGTCGATCATCGCGCGGCGGCCGAGCGCGGTGGCAATCGCCTTGCCCTTCCAACCAGTGGCGTCCGGCCAGATCAGCATGAGTTCGCGCGCGTTGAAGCTCTGCGCATAGACGACCGCCGCACCGACGGTGGTGACGCCGTCACACGACGCATAGGCGAAGCCGCGCAACAACTTGGCGATCGTAACCAGCTTATTGGTCACGACCTCGGTATCGAGGCCGGGCGCGCCTAGGATGCGCGGACGGACTCCCAGCTGCGCCTCGGCAGCCAGCAGCGCCTGCATGCCGGTGTACTTGCCGTTGACCATCCCGCCCAAAACGTTGGCGTTGGTCGCGGCGGCATCCGCCCCGACAGCCACACGCACGACGATGACGATCGGCGAGCCCTGATCCGCGATCGCCTCGAGCGCCGGCCTCAGGGTCCCGGTGTCGCCGGCGACGCCGATCGCGGTGCGAACGTCCGTGACCAGGGCGGGGCGGTTCAGCGGAAAAGCGGCATCAAGCGCCACCGTGGCAGCGCCAGCCGTGGCAGCAGCGGTCGCGACCAGACCGATGACGGCGGTCGATCGTTCGAGAATAGGGCGGGTGCCGGCGAGCGGTTCGCTGACGTTGATGCCGTGCAAGAAGGCCATGGGATATCCTCAGGAAGTGACGGGGCGTAGGGGAATGGTCAGGCGGACGAAGTCGCTGGGGCTGGCGGCGTCGGTGCGCTCCCCCTCGATCGTGAGCGGCCAGGACTGATCGTCAACCGACAGCGTGACGCGGGTCAGCCGGATGCGCGGCTCCCACCGCGCCAGCGCCGTGGCGGTGGCGGCATAGATGCGCGACCTGGTCAGTGCATTGGCGGGCGCATCGATGAGCTCGAACAGCGCGGAGCCATAGTCCCGTCGCATCACACGCGTTCCGATGGGCGTCGAAAGGATATCGCCGATCGACTGCGCCAAATGTCCGGTGCCGGTCGAAAGCTTACCGCTGGTTGCATCCATACCGATCACAGCGGAGGGCCAGATTGGCCAGTGCCGGGTTGCACCTTTTGATGGATATGGCTCTTCAGGCTCTTGCCATCAGCGATTACGTCCTCGGTAACCGTCATCAATCCTTCGATCTCGACGGGACCGTTGATCTTCACGGGTCCTTTGATCGCGAGCCCACCGGCCGCCTCGATCGTGGCAGCCCCGCTACTCGGCAGCATGACGGCCAGCGTGTGATCGCCAGGATGATACGAAACCGTAGCTCCATCTTCAAAAATGATAATTTCGCGATCGGGGTCCCCGATTGGTGGAAAGGTGAGACTATGGACGCCACGCAGTGCGATGGCACCCGCGATGTCGCCCTCCGGCGCGATGACCAAAACCTGCTCACCCACCTTCGGGCGGCTCCAGACCCGCGTTGCCCCGCCCCCCGCAAGCAGCCAGCGAATTGGACCTGTCACCAACTCACCTTGGCTGACGGTGATCAGACCCGCTTCCAGGTCGACAGATTCGATTTTGCCGTAGCCCGCCAGATGCCCGAGCCGATCAGGTAAATCTTCCAT